TGCAAAATTCTTATAACTCTCCTCGCTCTCAAATGGAGCGTTTCTCTGCTGCTGGTCTTAATCCTAATCTTATTTATGGTCAGGGTAACTCTGGTCCTGCTGCTCAGATTCCTACTCCCGATGTTCAACCTGTTAATTTTCGTGGTCCACAAATAGATGGTGGTCGTCCTGATTTAATGGCTGCTCTTCTTGGTTCTGCTGATCTTCGGATTAAAAATGCCCAGGCTGATAATCTTGATGTTCAAAATGACATTCTAGTACAAGATGCTGCTTTGCGTCGATTACAAGCTGAGCGTACTGGTTTCGATCTTGACTTTGATAGGGAGATGCGTGATGTTTCTGCCGATGCTCGTCGTTATGGTGTTCAAAAGCTGAAAACTGATATTGATCTTTCTATTAATCGTGATGCTCGGGAGGCTGCTTCTAATGCTTCATCTATTTCCGAAGCTATTGAACGTATGCTTTCTATCCGTGAGTCTAGGAAAAATACTATTCTTGATCGTTCTATGACTTATTCCAAGATGCGTAATACTGATGCTGATACTGATCGGATACGCCAACAGATTGAGTTAATGAAAAAGGATGGTACTTTAAAAGATTGGGAAGTCCAACTTTCTCAAATGAATCTTCGCCCGGGTGACCCAATTTGGGTTCGTTATGTTTCTTCAATTCTTGATGGCCTGCTTTCCAAACTCCCTACACTCCCTAGTGAGATTAAAGGATTTCCAGGCGCAAAATATTAAATTCTTATGGCTTCAAAACGTTCTGATTCCGTTTTTGCTTCTACACCTGTATCTGGTGTTTCTTCCAATCGCTTCGATCTTTCACATGATGTGAAAATGTCTTTTCGAATGGGTCGTCTTTATCCTGTTACATGTCTTGAGGTTCTTCCCGGAGATGTCTGGAATATTGACTTCGTTACCATGTTGCGTTTCATGCCCCTTATTTCTCCGGTTATGCATCGTCTTAAGGTGACTACCGACTACTTTTTTGTGCCTAATCGTCTTATGTGGACAGGTTGGGAGGATTGGATTACTGGTGTAACTGGTGGCCTTCCACCTCTTGTTGTTCTTGATGAACATACTATCGGTGAGACTTCTTTGGGGAATTATCTTGGTTTGCCTGTGGGCAATTATGGTGACACGGTGGCGGAGCTGTCCGTGTCGGCTTTCCCTGCTGCTGCTTATCTTAAATTGTATGATGATTGGTATCGTGACCAAAACCAAATATCAGAGACCTTTGTGCCTTTGGTTGCTGGAAATAATAGCGGTTATGCTACTACTTTAACTAGTGTTTGTAAAAGTCGTGCATGGGAGCACGATTATTTTACTTCTGCTCTTCCTACAGCTCAACAGGGTACAGATGTCGAAATTCCTCTTACCTTTCAAAATGATATACCTGTTGAGTGGACAAATTCTTCTGTTGCAACTCCGCTCTGGCGTAAACCGTCAGACGGTACTGTATCTCCTGATGGTTTTGTTAAGCAAGTTGTTGGTCAATCTTTCATAGATACTAATACTCTTGCTAATCGTACTGGTTATGACCCTGATGGTACTTTGACTGTTGACATTCAGTCTGATGCTGCTTCTATTAATGACCTTCGTCGTGCTTGGTCTCTTCAATCTTTCCTTGAAAAGTCAATTCGCGGTGGTATCCGTTATGTTGAACAAATCTGGTCTCATTTCCAAGTTCGTTCTTCTGATGCTCGTTTGCAACGTGCTGAATTTATTGGCCGTTCTGTTCAAAATGTTACTGTTTCGGAGGTTCTTGCAACTGCACAATCCTCTAATGATAATACTAATGCTCAGATCGCTGTTGGTAATATGGCCGGTCATGCTTTGTCTGTTGGTGGTGGTAATAATATGTCTTTTCGTGCTGAGGAACACGGTTGGATTATTGGTATAATTTCTGTTCTTCCTGATACTGCTTACATGGACGGCTTACATCGTTCATGGTCTCGCTTTGATCGTTTTGATTATGCGTGGCCTGAATTTGCTGGTATTGGTGAGCAAGCTATTAAAAATAAGGAATTGATGTGCCATGACGTTGCTGATGCTGCTGATCTTGAAGTGGATTGGGGCTATGTTCCTCGTTTTTCTGAGTATCGTTTTTTTAATTCTCGAGTTGCAGGACAGATGGCTACCTCTTTGGATTTTTGGCACATGGGTCGCAAATTTGCTGCTGGCTCTATTCCGGGTCTTAATGCTGATTTTATTGAGGCTGACCCAACTAAGCGTATTTTTGCCGTTACTGGTAATGCTGAGGATGAATTAGTTGCACATATTATGAACAAAATTTCAGTTGTTCGCAAACTACCTCGTTATGGTATCCCGTCAACAATTGGCTAGGCGGTTGAAGTGGCGGCGTATGTTTGGATTTAAAGGTCGTATGCCTAAAATTGTTCCTCCATGGCTTGTGATTCTCCTTATCATGTAACTCCTAAGGGAGCTACTTCTGCTTTACCTGTACCCTGTGGCCGCTGCCCTCCGTGTAAAAAACGGAGGGTAGACGGTTGGGTTTTTCGGTTACTTCAAGAGCAAGATTGTCATAAGACTGCCCACTTTGTTACACTTACTTACAATACTGCTCAAGTTCCTGTTTCGCCTAATGGTTGGATGACTTTATGTAAGTCTGATGTTCCTAAGTATATGAAGCGTCTCCGAAAGTCTCTACCCGGTGTTACTATCAAATATTATGCTGCTGGTGAATATGGCTCTACTAATTTAAGGCCTCATTATCACATTATTCTATTTGGTGTACCTGATGTAAAGTATATTGAAGATTCTTGGTCTATTGATGGTGTTCCTCTTGGTGTTACTCATGTCGGTGACGTTTCCGGAGACAGTATCGCTTACTGTATGAAGTATATAGATAAATCTAATCCTAATGGATTGTTTAAAGGTTGGATTCCTTATGTTGGTCGTGATGACCGTGTTAGGGAGTTTGCCCTTATGTCTAAGGGTTTGGGTTCTTCTTATGTTACTGATCAGGTTAAGCGTTATCATCATCAAGACTATGGCCGGCTCTTTCTCACTCATCGTGATGGAATGAAAATTGCCATGCCTAAGTATTACCGTAAATTAATTTACGATGCTGACGATGGTGGTTATCAACTTAGTATAATACAGGCGGCTGTTGCTGAAAATTCCGAAAAGGAATATCAAAAATTCCTTTCGTATAATTATCCTCCTGAATACACATTCGATGCTTTCTTGGATGACTGCCGGCGTGCTCGCTATCAGTCGTTCTATTCTCGTCAAAATTTAAAAACTCGTTCGCTATGATTTCTAATAATTTCACCGGGCCACACAATGCCCGTACTGAGTCTGTTAACGACTTCTCTATTACTGTTCCCGGTCAATCTCGGCCTCTTCGCGACCTTCTTGACCGACATCTCAATGGAGGTGTTACCAAAACCCGTGAGGGTGTTTATCTTGGTGATTCTGAGCTTGTTCCTGACGGTTTGGAGCGTATGTCCTCTATTGATCGCGCCGCATACGCACGTGATCTTGGCGATTTCGTCGCTACTACTCGAGGCGCTATGCAGTCCCGGCGTGCTGCTGCTCAAAAGTCTGCTGCTGAGCAAGCTATTATAGACGCTTACGAAAAGCGTAAGGCTGATTCTATTGCTGCTGCTGATGTCTAGCCCGGAGCAAGCCGAAGGCATACGCCTAGTCCGTAACGCTCGGCTTTCTTAGATATTTGTTTGTTTATGGCGGATGAAGAAAGGGAAAATAGGGCTTTCCTATTTTCCCTTCTTCGTATCATCCGCCCTATTTTTGCTTTCTTCAACGCAGCCCGCGGCAGGCGTGTTTATATTGTTAGGATGCCGTTCGGCATCCTCTTCTCGACGTTCGTCGATTCTTGCCATACATCTCTTGATGTATTATGGCTAATTGACACCAACTCTCTATGTTTGTGAGGGAATTGGGAGCGAGCGTAGCAAAAGCGACCATGCCCCGAACGTTCATTGACATGTTGTGTCTTTAAAACAACCGGCGGAGGCCTTAGCCGCAGCAGGTTGTTTAGTGTTTGTTATAGAGATATGATTTTATCATTCTCTATTGATATTCTTCTACTCTTTGTTTTGTCTTATTATTATTCTAATGGTTTGACTAAATGGAGCGTACCATTTTTTACTTCTTAATTTCTTTTGTTATGGCTTATCGTTCTCGCAGACCTCGCTCTCGGGGTCGTGTTAAACGTTCCTTTCTTGTTCCTCGCGGTGGTATCCGCATGTAATTTCACTTTTAATTCTCTTCTTATGGATGAGCCTAAAATGCGCAAAATTTCTAAGTCGCAATTAGATTACGCCAAAAAGCGTAAATCTCTCCTTCAAGCTCTTCTCGAGCATTCACAGACTATTGATCCTCCTGAAAAGGGATTAACTCCTATTCAGGTTCTTATTCACTATGAGATTAACCTTCTTCAGAAGGTTCTCTCTTTAGATGGTATATAATGGAGCCTACTTCAATCGCTGCTTTTGCTTCCAGTTCTGTCCCTACTACGAGTGACATGTTTAATAATTTCTCTAGTATGATGACAAATTATATGAATCAGCGTTATGCTACTAGAATGTATGAGCGTACGCGTTCTGATAATTTGGAGTTCTGGAATATGCAAAATTCTTATAACTCTCCTCGCTCTCAAATGGAGCGTTTCTCTGCTGCTGGTCTTAATCCTAATCTTATTTATGGTCAGGGTAACTCTGGTCCTGCTGCTCAGATTCCTACTCCCGA